AAAGAGCGCGCCAATATGTTGAAACACACAACCCTGATGGATCTGCCAAGCGACGCAGCACACCAAAAGGTGCAAGTGCGACCGGCGCACCGGCTGCAGGATCTGATGCCGTCAAAATGCCGGGAGCTTCGCCACGTAGTGGAGAAAGTGCTTCTGTAAAGCAACAAACCTTAAAAACAACAACACAGGCAGTTGGTGTTAAAGATAAAACAGATAAAGCAGAAAAGCAGCGTCAGGACATTCTATCAGGTAAACCAATGCTTGGTGGATTTGGTTCTAAACTTTCAGGATGGCTTGGAGGAACATTTCAAAACGTAAGCACTTATGTTTCGCACATTCCTGATAGAGTAGCAGAACTAGTTCGTCAAGGTATTGCAGCAGGTTCAGAATCTTTAGCTAGTAGTTTCGGAGTCGGGACAGGATCATATGGTGAAGCAAGTCTTGGTGGTGCTAAAGGCGACTGGGTAAAAGATGGTCCGTTTATTTCAGAAGTAAATAGAGTATCTCAGAAGTTTAATATTGATGCCAATGATTTGCTAGGTATGATGCAATCTGAGTCTAACATAAATCCAGCAGCGCACAATAAGAGTGGCGGCGCCTCAGGTCTTATTCAGTTTATGCCAGCAACGGCAAAAAATCTAGGCACTACTACAGAAGCAATTCGGGGTATGTCTAGAGCACAACAAATGCCGCTTGTTGAAAAATATTTTAATAATGTTGGATTACCTAGAGGTGCATCGGCAGGGCAATTATATACCTCTGTGTTCCTTCCAGCATTTGTTAAAAAACCGCCCAGTTATGTTATTGCTGCACCAGGCGGAACACCAAAAAATCCAAGTGGCTCTTGGTATAAGCAAAACAAAGGTCTTGATGTTGATCAAAGCGGAGGAATTACTATCTCCGATCTTACTGAACAGGTTAGTAGAAAGCGAAAACAAATTGGACTAGGTCCTAGCAAAGTTGTATCTGGATTCACAGCATTCAGTAATGCTGCAGGGAACTTTGGTTCAAATATTGCAGATACAGATTATGATGTTGGCGCAGGTATATCAAACACATTCGGCATGCTTAAAAACAGCGTTGGTAAACTTTTAAGATTGAATGGCGGTATAACAGGACATGCTAGAAATCTTGCAAACCTTCATCCCGAATTTGAAAAAAGACTAGTTGCGGCTTTTACTGAGTATAAAGCAAGAACAGGTCATATAGTAACAATGACTTCTGGATTTAGATATCCGGGTGATCAAGCAAGAATTGACTCAGGCAGTAATCCTAAAGCACTACCGGGTACTTCTAGGCATGAGGTCGGTCAAGCTATGGATATAAATTCACCTGATGTTGCTATTATGAACAGATTAGGAATTTTACAAAAATACGGATTGCTCGGCGGTCGAGCTCATAATAGAAGTGGTGCTACTTCATACGATCCACCGCACGTTGAAATAAACATAGCGGGTAAACTTGCAAAACCGCCTGCAGCACCTACGCCAAAACCAGTACCACCTAAAGCTCCACCTGTTTACAAATCTTCAGCAGATAGAGCAATTGACGCTGTAGCAGATACAACTAAAAGGACAGTTGTATACGTCAGCGACAAGGCCAATAGTTTAAATGCTAGTGCTCGGCGTTTCTTAGGTTTACAGGTGTATGAGACACCCCCTAAACCTCCACCAAAGAGGAATGGTGCAGCACAAATTAAGGGGCATTTGAGCTAGATAACAAAATGGGGGACCGAAGCCCCCCATTCCGATTAATCCTCTTCAGCAAGTCGCTTGAAGAAGTCAATATCCTCATCATCAGAATCTGCACTAGCAAGTGCTGTAGCAAGTACCGGTGTAGGTGCTGCCTTAAAGGACGGTGCAGCAGTAGTGCGGGACATGTTATCCCATGGTGCATCGCTCTTAGGAGCGAGCCCAACAGTATTGCCGAGAACCTTCTGCAGTTTGCTCTTCAGTTCGTCATATGACTTGAACTTGGCAGGTGCGATAAGGTCAGCAAGTGAATACTGACGAGCCCACACGGCTTCAAGTTCTGCATCATCATTAAACAGAGGAGCAGGCTTATCAAACTCTGACTTATCGTAATTGCGATAACCTTCAACTTGACGAATCTTTAGCTGAAAATTAGCACCAACCCAGAAGTCAAAAGGATTGATAGGAGTTTCGCCAGGAAACTGTGGATTCATAGCATCCTTGACCTTCTCAAAGATCTTTGCGCCATACTTATAAAGGAAAACCTTTCCTTCATTCGCAGGGTTAGCAGGATCACTGATGACCAGAATGTTTGAATAGTAGTTTAACTGACGCTTTGAACCAGGATTGTCCTTACCGAATCCACTAACAATCTTCTTGTTAGCTTCAATGCCGGAATTCCAAAGCTCGGTGTTATGCTCAGATACAGGATCTGGCTTACCGATAGTGGTCAAAGAATTATCAATGTACCAACCGCCTGGACCTTTGAATCCGTGAGACCAAAGGCGGACGAATGGAACATCTTCACCGCTAGGAGCGGGGAGGAAGCGAATGACTGCATAACCATTACCAGCCTTATCAACAGATGGGTACCAGGTGTTCTGATCATCATTGTTGTTGTTGGGATTGGAAAGCTTCTCGAGTTCGCTGGTTAGCTTTTCGAGGTTAGCTTGAGCACTGCGCTTCATATCTGCAAAAGACATATGTATTCTCCGTATGTTGTATATGTTGTGTATGTTTGTTTTTTCCACGTAAGCATAATATCTAGATATATTTATCCCGTAGCGTTTGCTTAAGCTTTGCAATATCCATACTCATGAAGGGTTTATACTTCACGCATTTTAGATAAATGCTAGGCCACACTATGGGATCTACAATCTCCTTATTCCAGTGATTGAAGATACCTAGTATCTCATTAAGAACAACTAGTGTCTCAATCGAGATTTCTTTACGATTGTAGAGTTTTAGAGCAGGTGGAAACTGCCCATCTACAACCTTAAAGTTCTTTGCAAAGTCATCATCAAGTGCTGAGATATCACCACGAAAGAGATATGTCAATGCTTGTTGACGCTTTGAATAATCAATATAACATTGATCTGAATTATTGTCAAGTAAATCTCCAACCCATTTTACATTATTTGCAATAAAGTTTGCGATTAGAAAACCTTGTAGGTCCTCTTTCTTTGACAACTTGTAATAGAAGTATTTGTCCTTACGAACATCAAAGGAATTAGCATCCGCTTTGATCTTTCCATGGTATTTGAAATAGTCGTAGGATTTGGTCGTGAAGTGCTGCTTAAGGGCTTGAAACATTTGATATGCTTCGAAAGGTGTCATATAGGCAACTTCGATGACTTAGGCAACATGTTCAATTCCTCACCCTCTAGTTGGATGAACGATTTGATCTTTGCGTTGGTGCGGATCATTGATGCCGCCGTTTCTATCTCGATTCCATTTTCCTCGCAATAGAAACAGACGGCATCAATGTATTCGACTTTTAATTCTTTAACAATTTTATTAATCTCAGTATAGAAATCTTGTGGATTCAATTTATTAACCAAAACTTCACTCATAGTGATCCTAACCTCTATAAAAAATATGTGCTCCAATTGTAGCCACCCGAGTCATGTTCCAACCCGGATTGACATAATTAGCATGATAGAATTTTGCGCCGCGAGTAACATCTTTAATATTACCGATATACACTTGTTCGGCTACACGCTTACTTTCAGCAAACATTTCCGCATTGCGGATTCTCTTGTTACCTTCACAAACCCAGGAGAACTGGCATGTTCTGTGTGTTCTTTGATGCACAACAGCACAAGGTGTCTTTGGAAATCTCTTATCCTCGACCCTGTTCATAACAACGTGGGTTACGGCAGCTTTGCCTTTTGTTGATTGATTGCCTGCTTCAAAGTAAGCATTCTCTGCTAGGCATTGGATCTGTTCGCGGTCATTAGCACTGACATATACAGGCTTCTTAACAATGACTGTTACAGGTTTCTCAATTATTTTGACTTCCGCTGGTGTCTTTATAACAATAACTTTTTCAGGAACGGTTGCAGCGATTAACATCATCGCCATCAAACCAATAACAAAACCAGTTAGTAATTGAAGTACCGGGAAGTCCATCTTCTGTTCAAAAAGTTTCTCCACAAAATTAAGACGCGGGAAAACTAACTTCTTGTTGAAGAGTTTTAGCATGTGTATCCTCATTAGTTTAATGACTTTGGTCATCACCATCGACAGTTACGCAGTCGACGGCTATACTATGAGAAGATACAGGGTATTATTATTAGGTATCTTTACATCCATTTCCCTC